GTTAGGCCTATGCCGGTTTATAGCGTTCCGGGTATGATAGATCATTTTTAACCTCTAAAAGGAGTTAAAATGAATGACCGGTTTTGTAGTCGTCCTAGCGGTAAATGAGATTTTCGACTTCGTGATAATGTTAAAGATGCTTACCCTTGTACGTTAAATGGGTATTGCACCTTTCAATTACCAAAGGTTCGGTATGAGGATTATAATCCTGATGACGATCTTTTTGACAATGTTCATATGAGTTAGGAGTCCTTATGGGTTTTTTTTCTAAGGTTACTGATATTTTTAAGAATGTTGGTGGGGCGGTTAGCCCTATTGCGCCCCTTTTAACGGGTGCTAGCGTGATTGGCGGTGCGCTTATAGGTAGCAGTAGCCAAAAGGACACAAATGCCCAGAATGTGGCCTCTGCGCGCGAACAAATGGCATTTCAAGAGCGTATGTCCAATACTGCTCATCAACGTGAAGTTGAGGATCTGCGTTTAGCCGGTCTTAATCCTATTTTATCGGCTAAGTATGGGGGGTCTAGTACCCCCTCTGGATCTATTGCTATGCAGGAAGCGCCATATAAGAATTTAGGTGGTGCGCTTAGTTCTGCTTCGCAGACTTACTCTGATCGTAAGATGAATGTTGCGCAGTTGGATAATGTCAAAGCTCAGACGGCTATGACTTCTGCTTTGGGCGTTAAGGCCCAAAATGACGCTAATAATTCGTATATTTCTGCTAAGATGAAAGATCAAGTCTTGAAGATGTTAGAGCAACAGGCCAAGTTTAGAGGTGGCCGTTTTGGTGGTTGGATGACCGGCTTACAGGATGTAACCGGTGTTTTGAAGAATATTTCTGATATTGCTAATTAAAGGAGTCAATATGGCTTTTCGTAGAAAGATGAATAGACGTAAGGATCGTCGCGCTTTTTCTAAGTACGCTGATCGTACTAATGCGCTTAATATGAAATCTACTCCAATGCGTGGTGGTTTTAGGATCTAGATCCTATGCCTTGCTATCACCCTTTAACAGGGTACGTCGGCCGTGAATATAACGAGTCCGGCAAGGCCTCTATTGTATTTAATCACCGCGACGGCTGGGTCGATCGTAAGGTGAAGCTTCCCTGTGGGAAGTGTGTCGGGTGTTTACAGGAACGCGCACGCCAGTGGGCAGTTCGGTGTATGAACGAAGCCAGTCTTTATGATGACAATAGCTTCGTGACTCTTACCATTGATCCGGAACATATTCCGGCTTCCCGTTCACTTGTGAAATCTGATTTTGTAAACTTTATGAAACGGTTGCGAAAATTTTTTTCGCCTAATAAGATCCGTTTCTTTCATTGTGGTGAGTATGGAGACAAATTGTCTCGACCTCATCACCACGCGTTATTATTTAACTGTGATTTTCCTGATAAGGAATTGATTACAGTTAGAAATGGAAACAATGTTTATGGTTCGCTGATCCTTAAGGATCTATGGCCTTTTGGTTTTTCTTCTATTGGTGACGTTACGTTGGCCAGTGCGAAATATGTTGCCTCTTACGTCGGTAAGAAGGTGTTTGGTAATGACGAAGTGCAAGCTTCGCATTATCGAGGGCGTGTTCCCGAGTATGTTTCTATGTCTTTAAAACCGGGTATCGGTTTTGATTGGTTACAGAAATTCTCGTCGGATATTTACCCTCGTGATGAATTGATCCTTAAAGGTGGTTACAAATGTAAACCACCGAAATATTACGACCGTAAATATGAGTTGACTAATCCCGACGAAATGGCTATTATATTGGGATCTCGCGAGAGATCCGGACGCAATAGTCCGGACAATGTGCCCTCTCGTCTTGAGGTTCGTGAAGAAATCAAATTATCTAAAGTTAAACAGTTAAGGAGAGATTATGAGAACGAAAGTATTTAGTGTTTTCGACGAGAAAGCGAAAGCTTATTCTAATCCGTTTTTTATGGTACATAATGGTTTGGCCCTTAGGGCCTTTTCTGATCTTATTCAAGATCAGTCTACTATGATTGCAAAGCACCCCAGTGATTTCAAGTTGTATTGTATTGGTGAGTTCGACGATTGCGAGGGTATTTTAATTACTCTTGAAGTTCCGGAGTTTCTCGCTAATGCGATTGATTTTGTCGCTGACAAATAGTTGTTATCTGCTTGTTGGGCCTGCCGGGGCACACGGTAGGCCTGACGGCTTACGGCCGTCTATTATTCCTGTTCGTTGATTTATTATTTTTTGCTTGTTTTGTATTTTATTTAATGATAGCTTATATTTAACTAACGAAAGGATTTAATTATGTCTAAGTATGCTATTGGTTTTCCTCCGGATGATCCTCGCAGTAGATCTCGTACTAATCAGCAGTTCGCTAAAGAATGTGACATTAACAATATTATGTACAAGTATGGCAAGACAGGGATCCTTGGGGATCCGTCGCGCCCAGTGAGTCAACCGATTTTCGGTGACTTTTCTAAGGATTTTGATCTTCGTGCTACGTTGGATCTTGTCCGTAATGCTAATGAGCAGTTTATGCTTTTGAATTCAGAAGTGCGATCTCGTTTCAAGAATGATGTCGCTAATGTGTTGGATTTTGTTGCTGATCCTGCAAATGCAGAAGAAGCAAGAAATTTAGGATTATTGCCTAAAATTGATGTAAATCCGGTTAAGGTTCCTGTGGATCCTAAACCGGTTGGAACCTAGACCTATATATAATAACTTGATATTATTGGTCTAGGTGACACCGATATGAAATTTCGGTGTTTTTTAAAAAAATTGGTCAACTTTTAAGGGGGTACTAATGAAAAGCGTAATGAAACACCAGTTTAGCCAAATTCCTAAGACAGAAATACCTCGATCTGCCTTTAACAGATCTCACGGCTATAAATGCAGTTTTAATGCCGGTCACTTAATTCCTTTTTACGTGGATGAGGCTTTGCCTTCAGATACATTTAACGTAAAAGCGACTATCTTCTGCCGTTTGGCTACGCCTTTACACCCTATTATGGACAATCTTTTTTGTGATGTTTTTTTCTTCAGTGTGCCTATAAGAATTATTTGGTCTAATTTTCGTAAGTTTATGGGTGAACAAGATAATCCGGGTGATACTACCGATTATGTCACCCCTAAAATTGCCACACCGCCTGCCGGTTGGCTTGTGGGATCTTTAGAAGATTATTTTGGTTTACCGACTGGAGTTGATAATCTCGAAGTGTGTTCTTTTTGGCACCGATCTTATAATAAAATTTATCAAGATTGGTTCAAAGATCAGAACTTAATTGACTCTCCTGTTTTAGAGACAGGTGATGGTCCTGATAGTCCTACTAATTATTCTATTCTTAGTGCCGGTAAACGGCACGATTATTTTACCTCAGCGTTGCCGTGGCCCCAGAAAGGTAATGCCGTTCAATTAGAATTAGGCGATAAAGCTTATATTGTTTCGGCTGCCCCTACTGGTCAAAGTTATAATATTTTAGATACTAATCTTACTACCCGCCGTAATTTATGGGCAGGTACTACGGATTTGCAACCTTCTACTACTACAGGCGGTACTGTTGCTAATTCTTTATATGCTGATTTATCTAGCGCGACCGCTTCTACGATTAACGAACTGCGTCAAGCGTTTCAGCTACAGAGACTTTACGAACGTGACGCCAGAGGCGGAACACGTTACAAGGAATTGGTTAAGTCTCATTTTGGTTGCGATTTTCCCGATCTTCCTAATAGGCCTGAGTATCTTGGCGGTACGACGTCGCCTGTCCGTTTTACTCCTGTAGCTCAGACTTCTCCGACAGGTACTTACGCTAATACTCCTCAAGGAAACTTGAGTGCTTTCGGTACTATTACCGTCAACGGTGCCGGTTTCACAAAGAGCTTTGTGGAACACGCTTGTGTTATGGGAATTTTGCGCGTCCGCGCTGACCAGAATTATCAGCACGGGATCCCGCGTATGTTTTCCCGTTCTACTCGTTGGGATTTTTATTGGCCGGCTCTTTCTCACTTGGGTGAACAATCTATTTTGAATAAAGAGATTTATGCTCAAGGTACTTCGGCTGATGATCTTACTTTTGGTTATCAGGAACGTTTTGCAGAGTACCGTTATTTTCCCTCGAAAATTTGCGGTATTCTACGATCTATGGCTGCGAGTTCGTTGGATAGTTGGCATTTGGCTCAGGAGTTTAGTGCGTTGCCGACTCTTTCAGAAGCTTTTATTACTGAAAATCCGCCAATGGATAGGATTAAAGCCGTAACGACTGAACCTGATTTTATTATGGACTCGTTTATCGAGTGTACGACAGTTAGGCCTATGCCGGTTTATAGCGTTCCGGGTATGATAGATCATTTTTAACCTCTAAAAGGAGTTAAAATGAATGACCGGTTTTGTAGTCGTCCTAGCGGTAAATGCGATTTTCGACTTCGTGATAATGTTAAAGATGCTTACCCTTGTACGTTAAATGGGTATTGCACCTTTCAATTACCAAAGGTTCGGTATGAGGATTATAAT